ATCAGGTAGAGGGTGGTACATTTGGTACAGATAACAATGTTTTCACAGGGTTTTTCATTGGTTAGTTCAAAAATAAAGTTTGGTACTAATAGAATATGGCAACCCACATACTCAATTTTCCAAATGCCGATATACACACTACTAAAATAAAATCGTCGTCAGGCGAGTTTACAAGTGATGGTAATCTATCACTCTTGACAAGTGGTGGCGGTACAACAAATCTTACTGCTACAACTGGTGGTAATATTGGTATTGGTACTTTAACACCTTCTTTTAAACTCGATGTTAATGGGGACTTAAATTTCGTGGGTACTTTATATCAGGGTGGAGTTGCATACGCCGGTAGTCCATGGACAACAACTGGTAGTGATATTTATTACACAACTGGAAACATTGGTATCGGGGTATCGAGTCCCGCGTACAAGTTGGATGTCGATGGCGACATAAACCTTTCGTCTGGGTCTACTTTGAAAATAAATGGCATAGACGCAGTTTTCAGTAACTGGACAGCCAGTGGTTCTGATATATACCGATCATCGGGCAACGTCGGCATCGGGACGACGAGTCCACAATATCAGCTCGATGTGGATGGCGGGACTACGGAAGGCGCTGGGGATGTTATGTTACGCCTTATGGGTGCCGTAAATAGAACTGGAAAATTGATTTTAGGGCGTTCGGGGAATTCGGATATAAGGTCGCACGCGATAGAAGTGAATAACAATGGTGGTGGTGGTGCGAGCAATTTTATGAAGTTTCTGGTTCACGATGGAGGTTCATCAAGTCCATATGAAACTCGAACGGAGGTTATGACCTTACTGGGTAGTGGTAACGTCGGCATCGGGACGGCGAGTCCATCCGCCCCATTACACGTCGCGGGTGGTACAATTATAAACTCTGATGGGGTCGCCAAGAAAACTTATTCATACTCAGGGGATTTGACTTCTGGTCAGACAATCGCAAACTCCACAATCAAACTTACTTTCACAAATCACACATTTTCCGCAAAGGTTGTAGCTCATCTCGTGGAATCAGACAATGAAGTGAGCACACTCTCATTTGAGTGTTGTGGAGGTAACTGGGCCGGTAACGCACCATCACAAACCATTGCCCTTGGTCCTGTGACTGTATTTGGTCCAACGAGTACAAACCCATGGAGCTCAACTGTGACGAGATCGACAACAACGGTGAGCTTTAAGCCAACGACAAATATGGCCGTGGCTGGACACTACAATGTTTTCATCGAATACATTTCGCAAAGTAGCTCGGGGGTTGTATCAAAAATCACAGAAGGTACAACGGATGTTGTTACATTTGGATACTAAAAATACCTAATTTATATTTCGTGGATGCTTCCCATTTCTTATAAATTATATCATACCAGGGCGTTTCCGCGCTTCACATGCCTCAGAAAAAATTATAGTGTTACTGTAATAGATGGCGACGACCAACATACAAAGTTTTGCTGGTGACGTTGAAGTTTCTGGTGAGTTGACTGTGACGGGTCAGTTGAATTCCACAACTGGCTCCGATAAGGTTAAACTTACGGAGACAACCAGTAATGAAACAGATTACATTCCATTATCAAAGGGTGCAACTGGTGCTCAGGCGCTCTACACAGACTCTAACCTGACATATAATCCGGCGAACAATGTGATTGGTGCTAACATCTCAGGTAATGCAACTTTTGCTACCAGCGCGACCAACGCGAACGCTGCGAATGCAGTTGCATTTACTAGTCGGGACAGTACTGACGACACAGACTACATTGCTTTCGTGGATGGTCACGGCGATGGAGACAAGGCACTCTTCACAGATCAAAACCTGACATATAACTCTTCTACAAATCAGATTGGTGCTAACATCTCAGGTAACGCGACCTATGCGACCTCCGCAGGTTCCGCTACCAGCGCGACCTTTGCGACCACTGCTACCAGCGCGACCAACGCGAACGCTGCGAATAAAGTTGCATTTACTAGTCGGGACAGTACTGACGACACAGACTACATTGCTTTCGTGGATGGTCACGACGATGGAGACAAGGCACTCTTCACAGATCAAAGCCTGACATATAATCCGGCGAACAACTACATAAACGCAAATGTACCATATGCGAACAACGCGGGAAACCTTGGTGGGGTCGCCGCATCCACCGGGGCTAATGCAAGCTCAATTTGTCAGAGGAATGCCTCCTCTGACATCGCGTGCCGACTTCTGAGACCAAATTACACGAATCAAAACACCATCAGTGGTGCGATGGCGTTCAGAGTCAATAATGGCAACGACAACTACGTACGTTTCTGTAGTAGTACATCGGCGATCAGAACTTTTCTCAACGTCCCAACGAGAACTGGGGGTGATGCATCGGGGACATGGAGCATCAATGTTAATGGGAACGCAGCTTTTGCGACCAATGCGGGGGGTGTTAGTGTAACTACCAGTCAAACAAAATTTGGATTAAACGCGGGTCAGACCTCTCAAGGCCCCGACTCTGTCGCTATAGGGAAGGAAGCGGGTCGGTACAATCAAGGCTCCTGGGCCACCGCTATGGGGTACCAAGCGGGTTACGCCAATCAAGGCAATTACGGCGCCATCGCTCTAGGGTACAAAGCGGGTTACTGCAATCAAGACCAATTCAGCGCGGCTGTGGGGCGCCAGGCGGGATACACTGGACAAGGCAGCCACTCCGTCGCTGTGGGGATCGAATCGGGTCAGTCCAATCAAGGCGACTTTTCCACCGCTGTGGGGTCCAGGGCGGGTCGGTACAATCAAGGCTATCAGTGCGTAGCCATCGGCAACGCCGCGGGGGAGTACAATCAACCGTGGGGTTCAATTGCAGTTGGCGGCATGCGCTTCGCCTCCGGTAATCAGTACGTCATCTATAATAACAGCACCGGTGAGTTGTCCAGAGGTAACAACTACTCAGATGATCGTCTCAAATACAACGAGAAGGTCATTACGGGTGCCATACAGTCCCTGTTCAAATTGAGACCCGAAGAGTATGATAAAAAACCGTCACTCAAGCCGACACACGCGGGACAAAATTGGGCGCATGAATCGGGTCTCATCGCCCAAGAAATCTACTACAGTGCCCCCGAGTTTAGGCACATCGTCCAAGTTCCACAAACGGCTGGGGATGTTGAAAAATATACACCTCCACCCAGCGATGATCCAAACCAAGATCCAGACTATTCAGTGTGGGGTGAGGAGTCCCCATCAGTCAAATATGAACAGTTCGTGCCGTACCTCATTAAGGGTGTTCAAGAGATCGTCACGGAACTCCCTCGGTCCAAGACCACTGTCTCGAATGCGTGGGGACAAAACATCGTGGGTCTCGTCGTGAGTGCGAATGCCAATGCCCACAAGACGAACACGACACCCATCGTCGCCCTCTCGAATGTCTACATGGACAAGAAATGGTACGGGGTTGTGTCCGAGAAGAAGACCGACACGAACGATTACGATACCCTCGTGGATACGAAGGGTGACACCCAAATTTGGGTGACAGACATAGGTGGTCCCCTTGAATCCGGAGACCTCGTGACCACCTCAAATGTGGCACCCGGCTACACACAAAAGCAGGGTGACGACCTTCTCCGAAGCTCCACCGTCGCCAAGGTGACCCAAGACTGTGATTTCACAGAGCCCGCACAGCGACCTATCCGTGTACCCAAGAGGGAACTCTCGAATGTGACATACTACTTGAGAGTGACTGAACAAGATATTAACCTCGGTGCGTACGAAAAATTATTTGACACACAACGAAAGATTAAAACGACACCCGTCTATGTAAAGGAAGTCGGTGAGAATGAAGGAGGTGAAGAACAGTTCTTCCACGGAGAAACCCAAGTGAGTGAAGAAAAATACAAAACGCTTCCAGAAGATGAGAGATCCAAGAAATTGATCGTTGAATTGGAAGTTGACGACCACGAAAAACTCAGTGACGAAGAAAAAGCTGAATACACACTTGGTACCAGAGAACGATGGTTCGTCTTGACTACGAGTAAATCTAAATCTCCAATTCCCGAACACGACGAAGAACTCGTTGTCGAAGAACTCGTGGATGTCCTCGATGAAAACGGACAAATCGTATGGGAAGAGACTGCCAATGCGGTACCCGTGTACACCCTCGTAGATCACAGCAGCTACAAGGCGGCGCTTGTCTCGGCGAAGTTGGTCTAAAGTCCCGAGCGACGCAGTGACTCGTACATAAAAAAAGACCTTATCAAACACCAATTTGATAAGATCCAGACTTTGTCAAGCTTAAAAAAAACTCTCGCTATACTATAAAATGTCTGGTGGTATCGCTCAACTCGTGGCCGTCGGTGCTCAGGATGCGCACCTTGTCGGTCAACCTGAAATCAGCTTTTTCCGCTCAACCTACAAGCGACACACAAACTTCTCCCAAACTGTGGAACGCCAAGTGATCCAGGGGAATGTCTCTAATGGGGGTATGTCCACCATTCGCTTTGAACGCAAGGGGGATCTCCTCAGCTATGTGTACCTTGTCCCCAATGACGGCTCCGCGGCCCAGGGATACAGTGCCGCCGACTGGCGCACAAAGATCGATAAGATCGAACTCCTCGTGGGTGGTCAAGTCATTGATGACCAGGACTCCACCTACTCCACCCTCATCGCCCCTGTGCTCTCCGCCACAAACTCTTCCAAGTCCGTCTCGGGTGACCTTTTCGGTGGTGCCAACACTTCTCGATTCTACCCCCTCCGCTTCGCGTTCTGCGAAAACCTCCAAACTGCCCTTCCCCTCATTGCTCTCCAGTACCACGATGTGGAACTTCGCATTACCTGGGGCTCTGCGGCTGACAATTGTAAGTGGGATGTCTATGCCAACTATGTGTACTTGGATACCGAAGAGCGCGAGTTCTTCGCCTCCAAGCCACAAAACATGATCATCACCCAAGTCCAAAAGGCGACCGCCTCCGCGACCAAGATCCAAGAGCTCAACTTCAATCACCCAGTCAAGTACCTCGCTGCGGGTAAGGCTTCGGCGCTCGAGATCCTCAATGACGACAACAAGCTCAAGCTCCAAATCAACGGGACCGATGTCGCGGACTTCAAGTTTGCGGATCCAAACTTCTCCCACGTCCCACTCTACTTCCACACCACGAATGCGGCCAAGCCAGCGACCCTCAAGACACTCTTTGTGTACCCATTCTGCTTGGATGCCGGTAAGTTGCAACCAACTGGTACCCTGAACTTCTCCCGCCTTGATTCGGCTCGCATCGTGAATGACACCCGGGACTGCGATGATGACATCTACGCGGTCAACTACAACATTCTCCGCATTGAGAACGGTATGGGTGGACTTTTATATTCTAACTAATTAATAAAACACATGTGGAACCTAGTTTTCCTTCTCGCCATCGTTTTTGTATTGACGTACGATCCCAAATCCAGGACACTTGAAAAGTATGTTGGTGTGCCAACTCCACCAACTCAAAAGTCCTGTGAACCTACGCATTACGAAGCCGTGCAGTTTGCCCAGAGTCCCTATGAATGCCCTCCCTCAGACAGGACACACATGGGTGCTCTTACTTAAAAAGAAGAATCGCGTATAGACTATAATGATTCCAATGGACCGTGAAACCCTTATGATGATCGCCACAATTGTGGCGATTGCCGGTGTTGTCTTCCTATTTAAGGAGATGAACAAGGCTAAACAAGATGTTGAAAATCTTAAGAATTTCTCAGCCCACCTCGTGCATCGTCTCAGTGCACCCGAAGCGAAACCTACACCCGAAGCTGAACCAGAAACTGAAAAGGAAGATGCCGAAGAAAATGTGGAAGAATAAACATATTCAGTTATTATAACTTGCGAATGCGCAATGAAAAAATACAAAGCTATAGCGATACCGGTCAGTTTTGCCGATGAAAAGCCTAAATTCCTCACTGTGAGGGATCGGCGTTTTAAGGATTGGATTTTTGTCACAGGGGGCTGCAGACGGCGGGAGATTTTCAACCCCCTTCGCTGCGCTCTTCGTGAACTCGAGGAAGAGACCCGTGGTGTGGTTGCCCTCAAAAACGGTGAGTATACGGAGTTTAAATTTACAGTCAAAGAGAGTCCAACGGTGGATTTGGAATATAATGTTTTCGTCTTTTTTGTAGACTATACCAAACCACAACAACAAACACTCGTAAAGAAGTTTTATGAAGAAAAACAAAAGACAAATCTTAAGAAGATTAATAAACAACCAATAAAGAAAACTTTTGATGAAAATGACTACATGAGTTTTGATACCCTCGAGGAGTTCAATACCCGCAAGCGATGGAAACTCATCGTGGACAATGTCCTCAGAAATCCAGAGTTTTACTCGTGTGTGAGTTCTCTCAATAGAAAAACATTCTCTATTAAGTAGAATGAAGTCAAAGTCTTACATTTTAATGCAGATTGGAGAGCTCCTCAAATCAAACAGAGGTCTCTGTGAAGAAGAAATAGAGGAATGGATTAAGGAGAATGAGGAAAAGAAAGTCTATGAACTCCTCGTCATCAAGAAAGAACTTTCTGAAAGTAGGGAATATAGAGATGTTTCTGTGATGAGGTGGTTTAGAGGTTAGACGCGATACAAAGGTATGTTTAAAAGGTGGTGCAAAGAACAAAAATTTAATAATGCAACCAATCTATCACATGTGCTCATGGACGGAGGAGTCCTTTCCGTGCCATTTGATAAATTGAACGAGTTCCACGAAAAGTATATTCAGGCTATCAAGGCTGGTGAAAAGCTCTTTGTCGTTGAACAAAAGAGTCCCATATACAACTTCTTTGTGGACATTGACTACAAAGATGAAAAAGCGCTCACGATGAATGAGATTCAAGATATCTGTAAAATCATTTGTGATAAAGTCAAACGACACGGTGGTAAGGAGTGTCTCATTTGTGTATCACCTCCCAAAACAGCTGGTGAATATATAAAAACAGGGATACATCTTAACTGGTGTGGATTTCCAGTAAATCAAGAATCGGCACTGGCACTTCGGGAACACATTCTCGTCGCTTTGTCTAAAGCAAAGGGATCTATAGATTGGAATGAAATCATTGATTCTTCTGTATATGGATCCATACAGAGAAAAACGAAGGGAAGTGGTCTTCGTATGCCGTGGTCTCACAAAATGGCAAAACATATGCCGTGTGGTGGTCAGGGATGTGAAGGGTGTGGTGACAAAGGTAAAATCGTACAAGTCGCATACCTACCCGTATTTATATATAAATGTGGTCCACTGAGTACACTTTTAAAAATTAGTCACGACCCAGACCCAGAAATACTTAAAATGTCTTCTGTGAGAACTAATTCTATAGAATACAATACAGTTGAACCACCATCCTCCGTTATTAAGGAAGGTTCATTTACGAGCACACAGACTAAGGATGAAGTTCACGATGACGAGGTTCGGGGTCTCATTGAGGACTTTGTACAAACACACATGGATGGGCAGAGTGGTGCTACGATTACAAAACTCTTCAAACACAACGAGACATACCTCGTTTCAACAAACTCCAAATATTGTGAAAATCTCAAGAGACCACATAGTTCTAATCACATCTGGTTTCATATTAGTGGGTCTGTGATAGCTCAAAAGTGTTTCTGTCGTTGTGAAACAATTCGGGGTCGGCGTGATGGTTTCTGTAAAGACTTCTACGGTCGCAAACACAATCTTCCACAGAAAGTTATTGAAAAGTTGTATCCCAAAAAGGAAGACTTGAAGAAGTGTCCAGAAATCAAAAAGTTTGAGGAGAAGCCTCAGATTAAACAGAGTGATGTGAAGCCACATCTGGAATCATTCATACAAAGATTTATGGCGTGTCCCGAAGATACACATGTTGTGAAAATTACTCGTTTGAAAAAAGACTTTACAGTGTTAACAACATCTTCATATTGTGAGATAATTAGAGGTGATCACGAAGGAGCTGCGATGTCGTATGTTATCAAGAGTGGTAAGATATCTCAAAAATGTCCAGTTTGTAAAAGGACTCCAAAGGGAAGTGTGAGAGTTCACGAACTTAGTGGTAGTGTGAAGCAAGCACTCAAACCACCCGAAAAAAAATAAAGCGCAACAGTAGAAGAATGGCTCTCATTCTCGTTGGTGTGACTGTGTATCTCGCAGTAAAACTCATCAACGATATTGAAATTCCCAAAATAGTACCAGAAACAGATGAATTTCACATGTATTCCGGTGTTCATCCAGAACTATATAAAGAGTATCTTAAGTATAAAAGTGAAGGGCGTCACATAGACGCGCAAAACGCCCTTGAAGAGCTCGCATTGTACGCGGATTTTGACTTTAGAGAAGAAATACAAGAAAAGATACTTAAAAGGCAAGAGTCTTTATTTATTTAAATGGTTCAGACCAGAACACGCTCAGGGAGACAAATAAAGAGGCCAGAACTCTATCAACCAGAAGAAACTGTTCTTGAAGACGATTACGCCCCCGAAGACCACGATTCCGACATTGGGTCGGATATTGATACAGAAGACGAGTACTATTCTGAAGACGACAGCGAAGACGACGACGACGAGGGTAGTTTGAAGGATTTTTTAGTGGACGATGACGAAGAGAGTGAGGAAGAAGACGCTTAAAAAAAACAAGGGATATATTAAAAAATGGAAACTGATATAGGAAATCCAATTGATTATAATCCAGCGACCGATCCATTTAAAGATCAAGGAAAGGATGAAGATAGTACACCAATAAACGATCAAAGTTTACAACAAAATGATCAATACTATTTTCAACCTTCAGAGATGATGTATCCACAACAACAATTTCAGTCATATCCGGAAAGAGTAGATTTTCTAACGGGTGTAGACAAATCCACATGGATTATAGCTTTTGCTGTCTTTTTATTAGGCTTTTTCATGGGGAAAACCATGCAACCAGTGATCCTCAGGTACGCTTGAGTATGGAACAAAGTCACCAATGTCCCCATAATTTGGGATAATCTTCCCTGTAATATCACGATTCATAACCTGCGTTGGATACACTGGCACAATAAACGCATCGCGAGTATCCTCAATAAATCCATGAGCTGTGCTCACCTTCTCGTCTCTCCTACTTTTGTTTTTTGAAGACATACCCTGTTCAAAAAACAAAATAAAGAACGCACTTGTCAAAAGTATGGTCATAAGAATTTTCCACATTTTGCTTTAAAATTAACGAATATTATATTTAGGCTGATGAAACTTCTGGTTCACCCTCATCTTTAGCTTCTTCAATCTTAGCTTCGGTAGAAGAAGCCTGCTCTTCGCGCCATTTGCGTCGCTCTTCCATCTCAGTGGCGACAACGGCATCAGCCTCCTTAACAAGATCTTCCATAGAGGCGTCTGGCTTTTCTTTCTTGAGGCGCTCAAGAACTTCGGCTGGGTGGCTCACGGGTGGTTCATCTGGCTTGGTGTAGAAGAGTGAGTTTTCGTCACCAGGTTTCGCGTATGACTTCGCCTCCATCATGTCACGCTTACGCTCGTTGAACATCCGCGCAGCTTCAGATTGGTTCTCCTTGTAACCACTCATAATTTCTTCCAACTTCTCATTTTGGTAGTGAACATCCTCAATCTTGAGAGGATCTGGGGGGATGAGAAGCCACTTGTACATGTCAACAACATAGATGTCAAAGGTGTTATCTTCTTTTTGAAGACGCTTCGCGTGCGCGGCAGCTTCGTCGCGAGAGGCGAAGGCACCACGAATCTTGATACCGAACTTATCGTTCTTTTGTGGCGCTTCTGGACCAACGACAGAAAGGCATGCGTATAGCTGACCAGGAACAGTGGTATAATCTTGCTCGAGAGACATTTTATGTGTTATACTACCATTAAAACTTTAAGCCAGCTTAAAAGTATTATGTGATTATAAGTCAATGAGAACATTTTGGGATAAACAACCTGTTCCTCACGAAGGTGTGACATACGAGGCTGGTAAAGAAATTGAAAAAGAGAGAAAGATGGTCAATGAACCCATTGAACTCCCCGATGGATTTTCGTGGACAGAGCCATCTCTTCAAGAAGCACATAAACTTTTGAGTGAACACTATGTATGTGATGAAACATTTAAACTGAGCTATTCCCCCAATACTCTCAAATGGGCGAGTGAATTACCCGGTAAGGGTATTCGCCACACAGAAAGCGGAGAACTCATTGGTTACATCTCGAGCGCACCCATGAAAGTGAGGGTGTGCGACGACATTCTTGACATGGTTCAGATCAATTTTCTTTGTATCCATCCCAAGTATAGGGACAAGGGATTTGCTCCAATACTTATCAGTGAAATCAAAAGAATTGCGAACACAAACAATATTTGGCAAGCAGTGTATACAGCGGTAACTAAAATACCAACACCCATAGTTAAGAGTACATATTGGCATAGATTCCTAAATATCAAGAGACTTGTCAAGACTGGATTCTACCAAACAGATCGTTTGAGGGAAAAATACTTTGAACTTCGTGGAACTTCACAATTTAGAAAGATGACTTCTAAAGATATTCCAAAAGTTACAATAATATTGAAAACGTATTTTGAACAATTTAAAATTGCTCCAGTCATAAATAAAGATTGGGTAAAAAGATGGATACTTCCTATTAATTCTTATGTAAATGATGAGACCGAAGACTTTATCTCTTTCTATGAGATTCCATATGACCGAGTAGATAATGTGGACTCTGTGAAACAAGCATATGCGTTTTACATGGTCGGTGATGTTTACAATGACGCGTTTTTGATTGCTAGGAATTTGGGATATGATGTATTTAATACTCTAGACATTGGTCAATTGCGAACCGATCTCGAGAGACTTAAATTCCTAAAGGGGAGTGGTCATGTTTATTATTACCTATTCAATTGGCTTCCATCTTCTTCAATTGGTTCTGAAGATGTACAGCTCAAATTACCTTGAAGATTGAGTCGTTCGTTAATAAGTTTTACATACTCTTCATTGAGTTCAACACCAACAAATGGGAGACCGAGGTCTCTCGCCGCCACACATTCACTCCCAGATCCCGCAAATGGTACAAAGACAAAACCATTATCTGGATCTTGTCTACACGATCTCAACAATTTATCACATAATACAAGTGGTTTTTGAGTTGGGTGGTTTACTCTCTCATTTTTACCAGCACCACCCGCGAGTGCTGGAATCTTAATTACATCTCTTGGTAAAGCTCCACCTGGATGAGCTGTATAAGTTGTACTCTTTTCACCATTTGAAAATCTACCCTTGGTCGCTTTTCTCTCTTTTCCAGCCGCTCCTTTTATAAATCCATCGGTATATGGTTCTCTGACATCGTCTCGGTGAAATACTCTGTCTTCCTTCCAGAGAACGATTATACTTTCATGTGAACGTTGCCAAAAGTTGAGAGAAGGGACATTCTTATTTGTATAATGCCACACAAGCCAACGCCGATTTATATTTTGTGGAATACGAGCGAGAATGAGTGCAAGAATTTCACTAAAACCATAAATAAACATTGTACCATCTCGTCTCAGTATACGCAAACAACCCTCAATCCACTCATCGCACCACTTTAGGTATTCATCCATTGGTTGTTTATCACTTTTGTTTCCAAAGTCTTTACCAATATTATATGGTGGATCCGCAATAACAATCTGCGCACTTTCGTCATTTAGTGTCCTAAGTGTATCCAATACATCACCGTGGATAACTGTCATATCACATAAGCGAATTAAAGTTTTAAGTCGCTTGAGAAATATGTCATGTGTTATGATTAATCTCATTGTCACACCTGATGAAAATGTTAAAGTATATCTACAGGTTAAACCAAGTCTTCACGACTTTCTCGTGAATGTCGGGGGTTTGATTGGGGTGATTGAAAAAAATATTAAATCGTTTCATAATTTACTCTCTCAACCTATTACTGGAACTATATGGGAAGAGATCTTATCCAAATCTTTTACGGAAATTGGACACAGTACGACCTGGAAACCTGACAATTCTCATAAAGTTGGTGAAGATATGCGAATTATTTCACTTGAAAATTCAAGAATATCCTGTAAGTCTGGTGTCATCACACATAATAGAACTCACAAATTGGGTGAATGTGTACAGTTCAGTTCATCAAGAACTACAAGTTTCAAAACTTTGGAAGAAAAGTTACAACACTTGAGTAAAAGTCATTATGATTATCATTTCATGTTGTCAAAAAAAGATAAATTTGATGGAACCTACAAATTACTTATTATTAAGGCTGACAATTGTAATGTCGGTGATTTAGAGTGGGAGCCGAATAAAAACGGTAAACCTGATGATTATGTAACTAAAGTAGGTGGCCCATTCAAAGCTACTATAACTGGATCTATGAGTGGGCAACTATGGGTAACCTTACCCCTCACACGTGTAGAGTATATTTTTGACATTGAAGTTCCTAAGTAAAAGAAAAGACTCAAAATATTCATAAGATGGAAGAGATCCGCAAAAACCATAATAATGCCAAAAGGGAACTCATACAGTCTGTGACCCAAGAAGGTAATCAGATTTTGGATGTTGGTTGTGGTTTTGGCGGTGACCTTCAGAAGTGGCACAAGTGTGGTGCAAATATGAGTATGTGTGATCCAGAGCCAGCAGCCCTTGTGGAGGCTAAGTCTCGTGCAAAGAATATGCACATGCGGGTAAACTTCTATGAGGGAGACATACACGACTGTCCGAATAGGAAGTATGACATTGTGTGTTACAACTTTTCACTTCATTATATTTTTGCGTCACGAGACAAATTCTTTAGTTCAATTCGTGAAATCAAAAAGAGAATGAAACCTGGTGGGAGACTTGTGGGTATTATACCAGATTCAGAGAAAGTGACATTTAGAGTGCCCCTCAAAGATGATATGGGAAACTTCTTTCTCATGAAGACCCACGGTAATGGTGGCTACGGTGAAAAACTATTTGTAAACTTAGTGGACACCCCCTTCTACGCAGATGGACCTAGGTCTGAACCTATAGCCTACAAAGACCTTCTCATCACACACTTGGAAGCGATAGGATTTAGACTAGAACTTTGGGAAGGTCTCACGGGCAACCCAATCTCAGAACTTTATAGTAAATTTATCTTTGTATATAAGAGATGATCACATTCATTATATTAATTCTCATCAACTTGTTGATACTTTCTCAGACCAAGGAACCTCAACAACTCACCGAGGTGAAGGAAAAATATCGCGTTCTTCGTGAACACCTAACTTCCAATGGTCATGAGAAGTTTC